GCATCTGCTTCATTCTTATACAGTTCATTAGGCAGTGGCACTGGCCCCGCTACAATAGGCTGTCCAAGCTCTGGATCAAACTCTATAACTGCTGTACCTGCTTTTCCCCATTCAGCTTCCAGATGTGCTTTATCCATACTGCCACGCGGTATTAAAAGCTTTACATTGGTAGAACTGGATGCATGAGCAACAATCAAAGAGCGTATCTTGTTTACATACTCCTGCAGTCCCTTTACAAGCCTGACATCACTCATCGGGTAAGGATTGCGGTTAAAGCCATTCATAAATGGCACAATAGGATAGTCTTCGACAGGCAGGTCAACCATATATAGCTGATGATCGCCTACACTTACACACTGCTTAACCTGTGTGATCTCTATCTCATTGACCATGATCTCGCCACCATCAATCAAATCATTCTTTGTCATAGGATCTATTGTGGTGGTTGAATTGGGAATAGCACCTTCATGCTCTTCTCCAGCCATAGGAACAGGCTGTCCTGACATCTGATCAATCATCAGGTGGAACTTGCCGCCCATTTCCTGATACATCTTCATATATTGATTAACATTCGCTTTATCTGTAAAGATGTTCTCACCATCAGCATTAGTGATCATTATAGCGGGTTCTTTCTTATACTCTTCAAAGTCTACTTCACTAAGCACACGCTGATCATCGCTTCTTGGATCGTATATTTTATAGTAGGGACGCTTGACCTTTGTATAGCGTTCAAACAACTCAAGCTCACGATCATCTGTAATGCTTGAACCTGTCATACGCCTCTTAAGAGTTACATCCTCGTCCTTTAAGGCATACCGTGATTCTGATACAGTATTCAGATAACTTGTCTCAGAGCTTTCACGGATAATCTCTTCAAACTCAGGATACATTGCAATCAACTGAGTCTGAGTGATTATTTTACCTACAATGATGTGAGCTGCATCCCTGCAGAAAGGATCTTTACTGCTAGGGTCTATAAATAGCTCCAATGGATCAATCGCCTGTATCTTTACTTCGCCAGAGCCAAAGTCGGCATCGGGATCTATATATGCCATCATCGCTCCCATGCCTTTTACATAGTAATCGTCTATTGCCTGTTTCAGCTCTACATTGCCGCTGGATTGATCCCAGACGTAAGCCATAAGATCGGAAAACATCTTGCCGACCTTAGCATCGCTGTTTTCTCTGGCTGTTGATTGAAATTTTGGATTGTTTGCTGTGAGCATGGCTTTTGCCTGCTCAACAGCGCTATATACTACATTGACAACTAAAGGCTCTTGAGAACGCTGCCTT